TTACCATAGACCTTGAAGTTTTGAATCTCATCATATTTTTTGATGAAGTCACGAGCATCACGAATCGTTTCAAACTTCTTTGGTTCAAGTTTCTCGCCGTGAAGGCCAGACCACTCAGTATTCTTATTGGTTGGTAAAAACAAAACGGGTGAATAAGAAATCCTCTTTTTCACCCGCCTGCCGTTGTCGATGCCACGGTACATGATACTGTTACCGTAACAGAAAAGGTTTGTATAATATTTACTCATTCATGTATTGTATCATACTTTAGGAATAGATGAGGCAATCTGTATACCTGATCCGAAGATTTGATTGTATTGATTTTCTACCTCACGCATTGGTGTGGTGATGCAAAGAATATCGTCCTCATGAATACGAATACCAGTTTTGAATTCTTGGCAGTAATCTAGAAACGGTGAAAAGGCCATCATTGGACCTTCTTTTGTTGGTTGCATGACGACTTGAACTGGTTCTTTGAGTAGACAAACATCACCATCAACATCAAAGTCAGCAAGTATAGTATGATTTGTTTTGAGTGTGACTAATTTTACATTCATGCAGGCACCTCTGTCTCAGAATGTAGAACACCAATTGTAACCCATCGTTTTGGAAACAACATCTCACGACCTTCAAAATTTCTCATGTCTTGTGTTGGGTCTTGCATCCAACCGATGACTTCTACCATGTCATCATACTCCCGGTAAGACAGATCATACTTTTCTGCCTTGGGCATTTTGTATTGAACAGCCAACTTTTTTGCAATATCACGAATACTCATACACTAATCCTTTAGAATAAAACCTACACGGTCACCACATTCACTACGATAAAACTCTTCTTTCCAAACTGGTATGATTGTCTTTGCAGAATGTCCTTCAAAGTCATCATTATACCTCAAATGCACTTCAATGATTTTGTCGCCAATACATTCAACATTCAACCACTCATACTTATTTGATATTGTAACAAGAAAATCTGGAAGTGTCAACACATCTTCGCATCTTTGCCACTTTGAGAAACGATCTATTCTTTCTGAATTTCTAAATCCTTCAACGGCAAGAACTTGTTTACCGTGATGAAAGTCAAAACTTAGGTGGCGGCCTTGAAATACTTCACACCAAAAATAACCGTCTGGTATATCGTGGTGTGCATTTTCAGAAAGATGAACAATCTTTGCACCACGACCCATCATACGAAAGTTGATGCATGGTCTTATGATGTACTTATTTGTTTTTGGTGGCGGAACTCCAGCAGGACCACAGAGGTAACCTAATCGTTTTGCAAGAATGAGTTTATCATAAATCCAAAGGTCTTCTGGTTGAATAAACTCCCAAACATCTTTATCATCCACTCTGAGAATCACCTGGTGCTACACGATAATTATCTTCGTCAGAATCGGGTGTTGATACTTCTAGAATATGACCTGCCTTGATGCAGATAAGTTGATGTGGTACAAGAGGTGCATTATGCCAAACATCACCAACAAGTAATCGTTTTTCTTCAACTTCAGCTGTCTTTGTGTTGATCCATTTTACGATGAATTCACCAGACATAACACGCCAAGTTTCATCCTTCTCACGGTGAAAATGCATTGAGAACTTGGCGCCTTCATGGAAGTGCATGAACTTACCACAGTATTTGTCATTGGTCACCCATATATCTTCGTGACCCCAACCTTTATTCACACGGCCAAAAAACCTATTCATAACTACCTCAAAATTTTTATCAAGCAATCAAACCAGGTTTATAGACAGTTTTACCATTCTCTTTCATTGCGGTAAGAATTTGCTTCTTGTTGTCTGCTGGATTGTATGACACATGAACCCAACCAGAATCAGGAACACCTGGTGTATAGAACTCAAGAATCAACTGACGAAACTCAAGGTTGTCAGCAATGTATTGGGCCAATTCAGCATTTGGTACGCCTGGAATTTCAATATCTGCAGCCATACCTTTGCAATGGTCTGATGTGGTAGATCCACCGACTGCCTTGTTTACATCAGGATGTCTATATCCAGAGTTTACCTTTACTCCCATGCCATAATAATTTCTTATGGGTTGCAAAACATTTTCTGCCAAAGCCTTCATATTTTCTAAATGCTCAGGTTCTGGTGTATTATCCATATCTAAACGCAATGCTGTTTCAGATTTGGTCATTTCTGCTAATGAAAAATTCTCTGTAAGTTTCATTTATTATCCTCTGTTTTGATGTGATTTGTTTCGATTCCACACATCTCTAAAAATTTCAACCCATCATCATTTCTATATGTATGCTCATAATACACTCTTTTGATACCAGATTGATGTATCAGTTTAGCACATTCTAAACAAGGCGAGCAAGTCACAAACATATCTGCATTTTCAGTTGAATTGGTTGATCTAGCGACTTTTGCGATGGCGTTTGTTTCAGCATGAAGTACCTCTGGTTTTGTAGTTCGTCTTACATAGCCAGCAACTTCTGATACTGCACCAAAAGTGTAACCTTTAGAAATCATTTCATCATAATCTTGGCCATTCTCATCAACGTAATCAATTGTCTCACATTCATTATCCCAACCAGATGGCATACCATTGTAGCCAATACCAATGATTGTATTGTTCTTTACGATGACACAGCCAACCTGTAATCGTTTTGCGGAAGACAGACGAGCATAGACACCTGCTGATTCCATGTGGGCATTGATAAACTTTTCTTTCATCCTAAAAATACAAGAGGTACTTCTACTTTTTTCAAACTATTTGCATGAACAAAAAATGGTACAAATCTTTCGTTCAAAAAGCCTGGGTATCTCCACGGAAATGGTTCAGAACAATTATATTGTTTCTTTGATTTATCTGGAAAAACTTCACTACAATTCTTCCAAATATGCTCCATGATTAGAAAATGTTCAGTCACCAATTGCCTGAACAAATGTTTTTTCATAATGTAGATGCCTTCATAACTACATCGATTACTCTCAGTAAACCAATTCATTTTATTTTTGTATGATGGATTTACTCTGACAATACCTTCTTTGAATAGATTCCAATACTCAGGTAGTTCGTAAGTAAGATACTGATTCTCTACTGACGTATGAATAACTCTTTCGTGATTGATAATGATATCGTTGTTTTGAAGTAAATCTAAAGCCTTGTTCATTTGTTCATCAGAGGTAATTGTTTCTGATGATTCTAACGTAGCAGGCATAGTAATTTTTTCTGTCTTATTGTTCTCATCAATCCACAGAAACCTACGATACGATGCACAACCAAGATATTCAGCTGAGGTGTCTAAATTTGCAAGATAGTAATCTGTGACTTGTTGACCCATAGCACGCAAGAATTCAGATTCTTCGATCATTGAATAGTAATGTCGATACTTTCTGAGAAAATCACCAGTCGTTACATTGATATACTCGCCATCATCACTTGGTGGATGCCATTCATATGGGCCAGTACCACCAGCATATGTGGCCTTTACCCAAGATGATTTGAAATTGAACGGGAACGGTTTGTGAAAATGACTATGAATCAGAATCGGTGGTTCGTTCATTATTATCTTTCTTCTTTGAAGATTTCACGGGAATAGAACCTTTGATGATGGCATCAATCATCAATTTGCGATACTCACTTGCTTTTTCTTTTGTCATAAAAGCAAGTTGAACTTTGACTTGTTTGGGTAGTTTGAAACTTTTGTCACGCTTGATCATAATATACCTTTCATATGGGGCCGAAGCCCCACAAACTAAGCAGCCTTTGCTTCTTGAAGAAGTTCTGGTTTGAATTCTTTCAATGAACCAATTTCAATCTTGCGAGGTTTCTTGTGTTCAGGAACAATATTCTCAAGACCAATTCTGAGAATACCATCTTTGAACTCAGCACCTTTCACTTCGATTGTGTCGGCTACGGTGAGTGTTTTAGTGAATGAACGAGTACCAATGCCACGATGTAAGTATTGAACATCAGCATCTTTCTCTTTTCTCTCACCTTTTACTGTGAGAGAGCCATTCTCAACTGTAATTTCAATTTCATCTTTTGAGAAGCCTGCAACGGCCAACTCAACGACATAACGAGATTCATCAAGTTTGAGAATGTTGTGTGGTGGGAAAGAAGAAGAAACTTTTGCTACATCTGATGCAAGAAGTCTCTCAACATCATCAAAGAATCTTTCAAATCCCAAAGTTGTATGGGCAAGAGGCCCAAATGAAATACGACCAACTGTCATAGTTTATCTCCTTTTCAGCGAGTTACAATTTAGTGACCCTTTCGGCGTCACATTTATTTATCCGAAAGAACCTCAAAGGCTTCTCTATTTGCCATATAGGTTCTTTCAGGATTCTTTTCATTGTATACACGAATGAATTTCATGCCACCTTGTTCGTCAACGGTGTCATAAGATTTTGTGTATACAATATCACCAGTATATTTATTTTTCAAACGAACAATATTTTCCACTTCGCTCACCTCAATAATCGTTTGTCTTCTTACCTATGTTATACTTTGTAATCAATTGCCAATCATCTTTTTCTTTGAAAGCGATAATTTTTATTTGATGCAACGGTGCTACATTATCACCAATTACCTCTTGATTTACGATTGTTACGAGTTCCCATTCTTCAAGTAATCGTGCAATTGCATTTCTTCGTTGTATATCGTTCTCTGAAAGATTAGACGGTTTGCCATCTAATGCAAATAGTTCTTTGAAGTGTACAATATAGTACCTTCCTTGTTTGTGAAGTATATGACAGGACTGATACAAGACCTTTTCTTTGCGTGAAGAAACTCCAATTCGGGTAAGTGTCTCACGAACCTTTAGAAAATCGTCTTGTTCATTCAATGTCACTTCAATAAATCTAGTCAGATCCACCATTTCGTTTTCCTAATCCACCAATATCGGCTTGTTCTTTTAGTTTTTGGATTTGTTGCTTTGTGAGAAGCCTAAGTGCTTCTTTGGCTTTGGTGTTTGAAAATTGAAAGACAGTTTTTATACATTCTATATCTTCACTTTTTTCAGGCTTTACCCACTTCGCAAATGGTCTTTTTTGACCTCTGACCGTATTTATCAAAAAATCATTTTGTAACTTTTTATCAATGAAATGGCGCATATTCATCTCATTTGCGTACATTATGCAGTCCTTATGATAGGAAAGACTACGATTTGTCAGAAAAGGATTGTATTCTTTCTCTGTCAATTCATCAACAATCAACTGTTTCTTTGACTGCATTATGGCATTTACATAATCAAATGGGTTACTCATGTCAACATCCTTATCAATCCAACACTATCTATTGTAACAAGCAATAGGTAGTTTGCAAGCATACCAAATGATTGGCGAGTATAAGCAGCCCAAGCATACATAGCGCAACCACAAATCCAAATAGGGTATAGTACCAGTAACGGTGGATTGGGAACTGTAACAGCCATAGTAATAGCACAACCGATGCTAATAGCCCAGGCAACAAACTCAACACCAAAACGAAAC